GAGATTTCTGCCTGTCTCGTGGGCTCGGAGATGTGTATAAGAGACAGCTCTTTTATCTGTTCATCAGAAGTTACCTTTTTACAAAGAATATAGTGATAAACAGGGTCTTTGCTCATTCCTTGTGTAGGTGTAACCGGATAAGCCAGTATTAGTTCCCAACCCAATTTAGCCAAATAGTTAACGGCGTCTATCATTGAATTAAAATTCATCTTTTCACCGTTTTCATCTACTAAAAAACGAGCATTTGGTGTTGCCCATTTTGCCTTCTGGCCGAAATCTACTTCTATTTTTACTTTTGTACCGGTTATATTTCCAGTACCCACGATTTCACAATAAGCCTTATACGGTTCTTGTGCAATGGCTGCCATTGTTAGTATGGCCAATACAATAACTAAAAAAAATCTTTTCATATCAGTAACTTAAAATTAGTGTGTACTTTAGTTTGTACCACCCCGTAAGTCCTGACGGTATATATGCAGTGTAATTTTGACGATTGCAAAAGTACTTAAATATATACATTTATAAAAAATATTACCCCAAAATCAATCAAAAATGAAAGGCAACCGCCCCAAAATACACGGTAATTCACCCAAAAATGGGCAAAAAATGAAACAAAAACACATAAAAAACGCACTTTTTCGCGTAAAATTTTGGTCTAAATGCAGATAAACGACTGAAAAACAGTCAAAAGCCGAAAAAAAATTCAAAAACTAAAAAAATGACACCTTCCGAAGACCGAGCCGCTCAGAAGTCGGAAAGCAGTTGCCCTCCCCCTAAAAGGTGAAATATGACCTCCGGGAGGGGTACCCGTAACCTGGTAACACAAAAAACGCCGGAAAACCGATTTTCCAGCGTTACAAGGCAATTACCTTTTATGCCTGTTCTCTATCCATTGATCCACAAACGAGTCGGCCTGCAGCGTCCGCTTGCCTCGTACTAAAGCTATCCAGCCGGGGCGCATCAGTAAGTATTTGAAAGCGTCGGAGAAATTGGTGGATAACATCGGTAGTTTTTTCGGTGCCAGCTTTTCGGACTTCTTCACTTTGAACACTACTTTAGAATTACCCCGGTATTTGATTTCAGCCTTTGCCTTTTCTACAGAACTAACCATTTCTTTACAGTTCACCGCATCAACCAACAGGATAGGCAGGTTCTTGTTGGTACCGCCCATAATCTCCTGCATGAAGTCGTATTCCGCATCCTGCCGGATAACTGCCTGTTTGCGGCTCTTTAGGTTTACGATCCAGCCGGTACGGTTTCCGCTGCCGTCTTTTTCTATGGCGTCTTTGATCTTACCCGCGTAATCCTCCTTCTGTTTTTCAAAGTTATTACCTGCACGGTCATAGTACAAATCCAGTTCTTTGTATTCGTGGTTCTGGAAAAAAGAAAGGAACTGGTCGGCGATCTCCCGGAACCAGCCCGGCGGTATCTCAAAAAAGTTCTTATGTACCCGGTAATAAGCACCGTCCGCCTGACCGATCACCAAAGAAAGCATATTACCGAAGTCCATACCGCCTTCAATCGTTTTATCATGGTGCAGGTACCGGAGTTCCCGCGAACTGTAAGCGGCTTCCCCGGAAGCGGTACCGTTATAATACTTATGTCCTTCACCAAACAACACATAGAAACGTAAATCCCTGCGAAGACCGGGACGCATACCCACCACCGACTTTTTAAATTCGTGAAGCTCCAGCGTACCATTATACAACCGCTTTAAATACTCTATCGTAAGTATCTCAACATTAGCGAATGAAGAAGCGTTAAGAAAGAACGTTTGTCCTTTTCTCAACTTCAATAAAGCCCGGTCGTAATATTCAATATCCCGTTTCAAACGTTTCAGCTTCAAGGGGGAAGGCTTATTTTTTCTTTCTTCTTTTAATAGAGAAATTACCAGATCATTACGCATACTTGCCGCCTGTACTATTTTAATGATCCGTTCCGGGTCCATTTGCTTGACATACCGGAAAAACCAGTCGTACTCGTTTTCGTCGATATCCGGCATATCGGTAGTAATGGTTATCCCCAGGAACAAATGGGAATGTCCGTAAGTGATCGCATCACCGCGAAGAATAGGCATAGCGCGGTTTACTTTCATTTCCTTGTCGTACTTCGCTTCATCATAAAACAGATGTATTACAGACTTTCCGGCAAGCAGTGAAGGGTTATCCAGTGATCCCATAAAAATAACGCATCCGTTCCAGAAGCTGTAAACATGCTTGTAATCATCTACAATAACCGAACATTTACGCCGCCAGGATTCAGGCGGGCGGGTATCTTTTACATAGTGTACCCCTTCGATCAGGCCCATAAGCTGCCAGCCCTTCTGAACGGCCGGCATTATATTATCTTCCAGGTTACTGTAGGTATTGGCAACAAAAGCGAACGCACCGCCGGGCATTTCTTCCACGCAACGGGCGGAACGCCTGGCTTGTATAACGGTCGATTTGGCCATACCGCGCCCGTCAACAGATACAAGGATAGTAGTATCGATCCAGTCCGTCAGAACCTGGATTATATGGCCGTATTTGATTTCCACATCATCGGCGTTACTCACCTTCGTTATCTTCCCCGAACTCTTTGATATCATACAACATACGTTTTTTCAGGTCAAAAGCTTTAATACGCGCGTCCTCTTTTATATTATCACGTACAATAACAGGAATTTCCGGGATCGCGTCGATAAACTCTTCCAGTTCCTTACGGTCGATTTCAGGAACACCCAGATCCTTACGGCTGGTAGTATAAATAACCGTGCTTTTCTGTGAAAGCAGTTCCTCCGGTATTTCGGCCTGTTGATCCTTATAACATCCGCGAAGTTCCGCCGCCAGTTTCAGCAGGTTCTTAGCCTCCTTCACATTTCCCATAAGAAAGACGGTATTCGCCCAATTTTCGGCCTTTTCCGCATACAAGTTAGCGAAAGCCTGCGGGCGTACGTTATCCTGCGTATAAAAGAAATTGAGACTGTCAGCGTACACCTGGCGGGCCATCCAGTCCGAAAGGCCGTAAGGTTCCGACTTCAAAAGGCGGATGATGCCGGCCTTTGTCACCAGCTTACCATTTATACGCATACGGGCACGAAGGCCCCGTACCATTTCCATAAGGCTGTAATATTCCCTTTCATCGGGCGCGAGGGCTTCCAGCGTACCGGTAGAAAGAATCCTTTGAATCTGGTTGATATCCACCTTGTCAAAGTCTATTCGTGAGGGCTTAATTAAATTCGTCGTCATCCATTTGTTCGATTAAACGTTCAAAAGTATGTCTTTTCCGTACGGCCTCCAGCTGTTTTATAGCTTCCACGTTTCCGCCTTCCGCCGCTTCATGGAGTTTTATTTCAGGGGCGGCACGTGCTACCAGAATCCCTTCCCGGATCAGGAAGTTAACGGAAGTTCCTACCGTTTCCGCATCCCGGACAAAAAGCCTGGCATCCTCCAGAGAAAGCCCCAGGGAAACGGCTATGTCTTTCGGCGAATACCCTAAAGAAGACAAACGCCGTACATCCTCTTTTTGCTGCGCATCCAGGTAAATACTATCCACCACCGTTAAATCGTTCATACGCATCTTTTATTCGTTTCTGTGCCGTGAAATAATAAATTTCGTCCTGTTCCATTAATACAAAGTTCCGGCCGCTTTCAATGGCTGCCACGGCTGTAGTACCGGAACCGCCGAAAGTGTCCAGGATCAGATCGCCGGGCTTTGTACTGTCTTCAATCAGTTTACGGATCAACGCCACCGGTTTCTGTGTGGGATGAACCTTTTCACCTTCTACCAGTTTCGCACCGGACGCAAAAGACCGGATATTATCTATTATGTTTGTGGCACCGATAGAAACACCCTTCCCGCAATGAAACAAAATAAGCTCATGTATAAAGGCGTAATGATTACCCGGGCCCGACTGTTTGTTCCAGACGATCATGTTTGACGCGCCTATATACAAGTCAAACAACGGATAATAGAAAGCATACCCGCGCCAGTCCGTAAAAAAGTACACACAAGCACCGGGTTTCTTCACCCGGTTAAATTCCAGGAACAAATCCCGGTAAAAGGGTTTACAGATAGACAAATCTTTAAAGCTGCCTTTCTGCCCGTTGTGTGTCATTCCCAGGAAATAAGGCGGATCGGTTATTATACAATCTACGGAATTGTCCGGAACACGTTTCAACGCCTCCAGGCAGTCCTCGTTATAAATTTTGTTTGTAATCATTGGAAAGTTGTTTAAGCCGGCTTTCTTCTTTTTCTATCCGGAGGGTTAATGTTTTGAGCTGGTGTCCCAGCTCCGAGCGGTCGCAAGGATGAGAGAAACGGCCCAGGTTCTTTGTGATCCGTTGCCGTTTCCCTGTCAGACTGGCAATAAGTTCGACTACTTTTTTTTTCGCGCCTCGATTTCTTCCTCTATGGCCTTCTGTGTAGTTTCCCACTTCTGGATCAATGCAAGGGCACTCGTTTTCTTCTTCTCATCATCCCCGGCCTGTTCCAGTTTCGCCTTATTCTTTGAAAGGTTGGCGCGGGCGTTATTCAGTGCCTTTTGTATGTCGATATCCGAAAGGTTCTCGACGCCCTTACGGACGGACAAACTTTTTACCTTCTCACATTTACCCAGAATCTTTCCGTTCTCCCGGTAATATTCCAGTTCGTCCCACATATCGCGGTTAGCGATGAAGTTTTCCACAACCGCCTGCGCTTCCTGTGCTGTAGAAAGTGAACTGACATCATCCGGCGTGGCTTCCAGGCGGGCAAAAGCTTCCTTATACTTCCCGTATGCGGTGAACATGTCGGAAACAAGTATTTTCAGAATGTCGGGACAATCCGGAGAGTTCAGAAAGGTAAATTTCTCGCGGAAACGTATCATTTTGGTTACGGTTTCCGGAGCTGCCTTGTATCGTTTCTCCGCCTCTTCCAGTTCCTCTTCCAGCTCTTCCACACGGTCGGCATTTTCATCCATGGAAAGAACCTTATCCCGGAAATCGGACGAAACGAGTTCTTCCACGCTGACACCGAAAGATTCGGCAAGTTCCAGCAACAAATCATCGCTGTATTTTACCGGCGTTTTGGGTGTTTCCTCCCGGACGGGTTCCATTTTTACCGCGGCCGGCTGTTTGGAGTTGCGCCGGATCGTCTTAAACTCACGTTCGGAAAGCCCGGCCAACTTCCGTAGTTCCTCTAAAAGAATGGCCTTCATCGTTTCCGTTTCTCCCTGCCGGCGGAATGACTTCTTTAACATACGGTTGATACCGTATTTCTCGTACAGTTCCACGCCCTGAATGAAGTTACGCGGACCGGCCAGATAGGTAATAATTTCCTGTTTCATACTATATAAAAATTTGATGATACAAAGGAAAAAAGGGGCAATTACCCTAAAAAGGACAAAGGGTGGCCGGGCATGTGCTGCCGGTCACCCTTTGAATTATATGAAAGCCGTTTACTTACGCCTCATAACGGCTTTGTTCAATCCATTTCATAGCCTCCGAACCGTCGTTAAACGCCCGCAACGTCAGTTGGGAACCTTCGGAAGCGGTAAACGTCTTACCACCTTTCAGAAGGAAATTACCGCCCGTCTCCACTGTGGGCGCAACGCCCGAACATCCCATAAGGGTAATTACCGATCCATGACTTCCACCGGTAACACCGGCTATCTTAGCCGCACCTGCGGAAAGCTGGTACTGCCCGTCCGTCTGGTAATCTATATCCGTGGCACCGGCTTCCACTACGGCCACCGGTTCTTCCAGGGTGTCGGTACCCCGGTAAATGGCGATATCATCCCCCTTGCTGATCTGGGTGAAAGTAAGCTCGTTCGTATTCGATTCATTGGAACCGGTATAAGAAACGGATAATTTACACGGGTTACAGGGTGTTCCGATCAGATCGGCAGGCTTTCCGCTACAATAACGGAGCACAACGATACATTTCTTGGACAGCCAGTTTGTCTTAAACTCGCGAATTTCCTGTTCATTACCGGGATGATTGAACTTAACGGAAGGCGTATAACCTTCGGCGTCCGTTTCCCCGTCACTGTTGGAACTGATTTCAGCGGTACCGGGTGTCAGGTAAATACCGATCGCGTAACGTCCCGCCTTCATTACGATATCATCCTCGATAACCACGCCGGCATCGTTTCTCTGCGGAAAGGAAAGAATATCGTCAACGTCGTAAATTACGAGCTGATCCTTGGGCTGAATACCGTTACCGGGATTGCCGGCCGGCCTTCTTACGCTTGCTTTTACGTATGTCATAACTTAATGATTTATAATGTTATAAAATGGAAGGGATAAAGTATCCCTTCCGCAAAAAATTAGCCTCTTGCCACTTCGTAGAATTTACCGTCGGCGGCTTTCGCCAGCTTGATAAACTTGCCTTCGGAAAGTGTCATAGCTTCGGTTAAAACAAAGTTTTCGCCGGCCGCAATGGTGGAAGCATATTCAGAACCGTTTCCGTAGATCGTGTAAACAACACCGGCTTCCGCATCGGTAAAGTTAGTGATTGCCGTCGCCTTTGTATTCTCACCGGTTACGAATACTTCACCGTCAAGCAAGGAAGGTTCCGTTTCATCCGGCGCAAACTGTAACGCATCGGAAGAAGCGTTTTCGCGGCCGATCTCGATAAATTTACCGTCGGCACGTTTCATCAGTTTGATAACATCCCCCTTGCCGGGCTGCCAGGCCTCGGAAATAAGTTCAAAGTTTCCGCTCTTTTCAATCTTAACACCTTTATCCACGCTTCCGCATTTCAGGGAAATAACCGTACCTACCGGCGCGTCTTCAATATCGGTAATCGTAAATTCGGCTGTGTTGGCTACGGTAACAATGGAGGTATGAAGCTTGGCCGACGGGTTCTTGTCCTTGTCAGCGTCCACAAAGTAAGACGCCGGGCGGTCATACTCATTACAGAAGATCATCTGGCGCGTATAGTCCATATCTTCTTTCTTGGTGTACTTGAAGCCCACGGCAATAGCCCAGATACTTTCACGCCAGTTACTCCAGACTTTCAGGCTCCAGTCTTCCTGCTCCAGGTTGAAAGCCGTCATTTCACCCGGTTTGTCCTCGTAGGTTTTAATGTTGCCTTCAAACGTCCAGAAAATACGGTGGTGGTTGTCAGCATTGGGAACCGGGATAATCTTTACCGCCGGATATTCCTTCACATACATGATATTAGCCTTGTAATCCTGGTTCTGTCCGTAATGCAGTTCATTGTATTTATGATACAATACAATAAAGTGCGAAGGCATATAAAGTGCCAGGTTACCGCTGTCACGAAGAACCGCCGGGATCATGGAAGTACCCTTGTACACCTTTTCACCGATGTTTGCTTCGGTAAGTTCTCCCAGCTCGAACGGCTTGATCTGGTAAACGAACTTTCCGTTATTGATATCGGTATGTCCGTTCACTTTCTTGTTCAGGAACTCATACAGACCGTCAGCTGCAGCAAGTGCTTTGCCCGGTTCGTTCAGATTCGGGTCCTTACGGATTCCGTTAATACGGCGTTGTTCGCGCTCGTTATGCAACTTCTTGGCAGTTTCGGCCAGGATGTACTCGATAAAAGACCACTTGATAGGGTTTGAACCTTCCTTGTTCAAAGTGCCGATCCAGGTTTTCTCCAGGGCTTTTAAATTTTTGAAACGGTGTGCAAACATCACGTTGAACATGCGCAGGGTTTCATCGTCGAACTCGTAGGAACCTTTAGTCACCTTGTCGAAGTCGGATTCCTCATTACCGGCCTGTGAGAACTCGCCCAGCCAGATATTAACCAGCGTAGCCAAATCCTGATAACCGGATTCAAGCGGGAAAATACTTTCAATGGAAGGAAGTTCCATTAAAAACGACTGCAAACGCTGTTGCCAGGGAATACGGTAAAAGGCCCCGAGGTCCTCCTTCAAACGGCTGTAGTCAATGGAACTTGCTTTCGGAAGAGCAATCATTTCAAAACCGGCAGCCTCCATTAACGCAGCTTTGGCGCGAAGGTTATACGGGCGGTCCAGTGAGAACATTTCACCCTGCAAGCCTCCCAGCTGCTTTTCATCCTGGAGATTGAAAGCCCCTTTACCGTCCGCCTGGGCGTTGTGTTGCTTCCCTTTGCCCGGATCATCTTCCGCAGCGGCCGAAAGTTGGGCGATAATGCCGGAAAGCTTCGTTATTTCGGCATCCTTCTTGGCAATCAGCGCGGTGTTGTTCCGGTTTTCGTCACGCTGTTGCGTCTGCAAGGCTTCAAGCTGTTCCTGCGCCTGTGTCAGACGGGCAGCAGTATCACCCAACAAACCGCGAAGGAAAGCGGTAGTTCTGGGTTCCTCGGTTTCCTCTCCCTGGTTTCCGTCTTCGGCTTCGTCCTGGAAGTCGTTCTCGAGGGACGCTTTAAAGTCCGTGAGGAATTTTTCGGTAAAACCGTAGTTTTTCAGTTTTGCCACTTCCTCGGCCGTGATAGAGTTTTTATCCTCTATCTTGCTCCATTCCGACAGGCCCAACAGGGCCAGAATGTGAGCGGAAAAGCTCTTAAATTTCATATATACAAAATTTTGAAGTTAATACTATATGTTATACATCTCGTTTACTTTTCTGACGGTGGCCTGTGCCAGTACCCACTTTACCGCGTCTTCCAACGTACCGAACTGATCGATATAGCCGTTTGCCACGGCCACGTCGCCGGTGAATATCTGTCCCCGGAAAAGGGGAAGTTCCGGATCGTAGGCAATACCCAGGTTCCGACTGATCGCATCGCAGAAAATACGGTGCATGACGACCAAACGCTGCTTTATAGGCTCTTCGTTGTTATCCTTTTCAATCGCGCGGGTTTCATAGTTTTTCAGATCGGCACTATCCGGATAGATTTCCCGGTAATCAATGCCCTGTTTCCTGAAATATTCCTTAAAAGATTGGTAAGTAAGCATGATCCCGACGGAACCGACTTCACACATAGGGGAAGCGATAAAGGTTCTACCGGCGGCGGTTCCCAGCCAGAAATGGGCACTCCCCATGGTACCGGCCACGTAAGTAGCTATAGGTTTGGAAGATTCGGCAATCATTTTAGCCGCCAGGTCCACATGTGCGACCATACCGCCCGGACCGTTTATCCAGAGTACCGCGCCGCAAATCTTCGGATTACCGGAAATATCCCGGAGTTGCTGTTCCAGGCGGTAAGTCTCCCAAGAATACAAGGTACCTTCCAGGATAATGACGGCCACGCTGTCAGCCGGCAGGGTGTCATCATCCAGTTCCCACCGGTTGGCAAGGTAAGGAGTAGTAGCGTAAGCGGTTATTTTATTATTGTTAAGCCGTTTTTCGATCGCATCCAGGTTGCCGGCTGCAACACACGGCACAAGTAAAGAAAGCAACCGGTAATAATCATTATCAGCGATTGCCCAAGGTGCTGTAAAAATCTCCTGTATTTTGTCCACGTTCTCTTTTTTACGACAAAGAAAACGCCTATATTATAGGTAGAGAAGGACTGAAAGAAGCCTACAGAAACGCATCAACGCCCGGACCCGTGCCGGACAGGGTACAATTATACAGCCCCCCGCCGATCTCAAAAGAAAAGGTAAGCGGATAATCGGGAGAACCGGAAACACGGGTATTACCCGTTTCATCAATATAGAGAGCGACAAAGGGCGTCGCTTTCAGGTTTTCCAGATAAAGCGTCTTATTTCGCGACACGTCGGCAAGTTTGAAGGTATGTTTTTTAGTATAGACGTCTTCATTTTTGCTGTCACCTGGTTTTAAGGTTCCCGGTACGATCGTAAGAATATCAGGTTTTCCGATAGAGCGGATAACGACTTTCGAGAGCACGACGCCAAAATGGATAATGTTGTAAACGGGAACCAGTTGCAGGCTATGGGCGGCGGATATTAACTTTCTTGACATAATTACAGATATAAAGTATTGATAATCAAACATTCAGCATTTTTCGGACGTTTTTCAGCCAAAAACCGGACAAAAAAGGACAAACAGATACAGTTGGTAGGTAAAAAATAACTTGCTTTTTTACACTTTTTTTCGGTTATACGCCCTTTTCTTCTTACGCCTGAAACTGTCCCGCCACCGCTGGTAGTTTTTCAGCAGCCCGTCTTCCTGAATGGAAGAGATATCATACTTTTTCAGGAAGGTAAAAACGGTTTCCTTAAACTCGATTCCGTGCAGGTGCTTGTTTTCGTCCATGAGTTCGTGCAGCTCGGCCCACATCAGGGCACGCAGACGCTTTTCAAGAATGGCGGTACCGCGTACGGAAATGTAATTGAACTGTTCCGGAGACTTGCCGCCGGCAAAATTGGCCTCCCGGCGGTCAGGCAGCATAAACTCCAGGTTGCCGCGGTCAGCCGGACAATTTACCGGCCGTTTCTCCATGAGATCGTAAACGGTCACATAGATATCGGACGAGGAAGGAAAACGGACGGTACCGACCGTTTCGTCGTAATATTTGCCCCGGACATACTCGGCCAGGTAGGATTCGATCTGTATTCGGGTGGTAATCATAGCAATAACATTCCTTTTTAAAGGCAAAGATATTCCTTTATCGGCTGTTGGTCTGCCATTTACGGGAAAATGTAGGCTTTCAGTCGTCATTTTGATAAATATACTCCGGGAGAATAATTATAATATGCCTTTTCCAGCCGCCACACACCCGACATTTTCTCTGCCAGGCTGTGCTAATATAATTCGGTACTAAATTTTTGTAATTTCGTAACCGGGCAACCGACAAAGGTAAAATCCTGTATCTTAGCAACTTAGTAACGTTACTAATTTCCGTTACAAAAAAATGGCCGGAAAACAGTTTGTAACCGGGCTTACCGGTAGAAGATAAAAAGGCCGGTGTTACAAACCGGAAAAATTCGTAACCGTTTTGTAACTGCAACTTCGTAACCTTTATTTCCTATTTATTTATTTGATTTTCAGACTTTTTTCTTTCAAGCAAACAAAGGTTACAAGGTTACTAAAATTTTGTATGAAATAGAGGTGGGGTATGGGGAGGGAAGCCGGGCGGGACGCATTTGTTTCCATACGAAAAGAGGGACCGACACATTCGTATCTGGTCCCTCTTTTCGTATTTTATACCGGCTCCGATCCGTCTTATACGCGATGTTTGCACCTGCTTAAAATCCATTTCTTTACGTCCGGGGGTATATAGCGGTGCACGACGGCCGTATAGTCCTCGTTAAATTCATACTCCAGGTAGTTGTCGCCTTCCAGGATAAAAACACAGGCCGTTTTGATGATCCATTCGAGCTGCTCGCCCGAATAGCGTTCCAGTGCCAGGACGGTACCGGGTTTCATACGCTCCAGATAGCGGTAGACCTGTTCGGCGAATTTCCGGAACCTCTCGCCGCTGTTCCAGAGCGCGGTAAACTCGGACATGCTGTTTAATTTCAAATGCGCGTTATTCATTCATCCGGTCGTTCATCAGGTACAAACATGAGTGTCGGATCGGCCGGTTCCGTTCCACCACCGGCAGCCGTTTCCGCCGTGCCGCATGAACGCAGATAGATCATGTCGGCGGCCTTGCCGTCGTTATCCTTACGTACAATACGCCCCTGGGAGTTGCAAAGGTCCTTCGGGTTGAGCTCGTCAATGTAAGGGCAAAGGGCCACAAAGCCTTTGAGGGCCTTTGTAAAACGCTGCATCGTGATTTTATTCACACCGGAAAAACTTTTGTAATCAGCAAAAGCCTTTTCACGGACGATAAAGCTGTCCAGGTGCTCGCTGTCCGGAGAGAAATAAGAGTTCGCCCAGTCCTCAAAGTTATTGCCCATATCGGCCTTGTATTTACGCCTGATAATGTTTTCCATGGGCGGAAGCAATTTTATAGATTCCTCGCAAAGGGAAAGGTAAAAACGGCAGCACTGCAAGAAGAAATTTATATCGGCGTTCCACTCGTTCTCGCTGTAAGTCTTGGAAAACAAATCCTTACCGAAATCGTCCCGGATAGAACGCGTTTCCCGGTAGTCGTTATCTTCCGTACGCTGGTGGTAGTAGTCGGAGAATACCAGGTACAGCAAACGGGCTTCCGTAGACGGATCAAAATCAATAGGAACGTAATTAGTTGTAAATCCCAGCTTGGCCGATTCCTCGAAAGGTATAGTAAACGACTGGTTGTTCTTCGGGTTCACGGTCATATCTGATGTGATGATATCGTAAAACAGGCCCGTATTAAGATACCGGTCGCAATCATCCACCAGGATAAAGTCGGTATGCTGGTTTACCTGGTCGAACACATGCGGGTTATCCATTAACTTGGGATTACGGCCGGAAAGCTTGACGGTCTTCATAAAGTAGGAAAGGGCCTTGAACATGAACGATTTGCCCGAACGTCCGTTACATTCACCGTCTTCACCGATCTTGTTATCCATGGCCTGTGGTGCCCAGGCACGCGAAGGGGATTTATAACGGTGCAACATATAGCCGATAGTAAAGATCTTGTTGATAAGGTTCCTTTTCTGTTCGGCCACTTCTTCCGCCGTGAGGCCTTCCCCCTCGATATCGAATTTATGTTTTTCCCGGTAGGATTCCGCTTCCCCCACGCTCTTGTCGTCGAAATTATATTCCAGTTCCTTACGCCAGTAAACGCGGCTCGAATTGATTACATAGCCGAAAAAGTTAGACGGGACGGCATTGATCCGGATATCAAAAACATCGTTCCCCTCTATGTCTTTTTTACGGGAAATGGTAAACATGTCTTCCATTAGACGGACTTTGTGTTTCAGGACGTTTTCTTCCCAAACGTAGTGGGACAATGTGCTGCCGTTGGCCGGATGCTCCTTTATACCGGTACCGCTTACCTCCATGCTGCAACCGGGAAAGAAGAACATCTGCGTATTATGGGTATAATTGGTAAAATCCAGTTCGATCTCCTGCAAGTTGTCCAGGGCCGTATCTGACAGTTTGGGGCTGTTCAGAATAAGATTCCTTATATCGCGGGATAAAAAGCTCTCTTGGGCCCACTCACGGATAAACTTCCGGATATCCTTTGCCTTTATCAGTTTTACGATATTGCCGGTAATACGGATGTATTTCGTTGAACTGGAATTTTCATCATGAAGCGAATAGAAACCGTTAAGACGTAAAAAGTAGTGAAGGCAGTCCGCGTCTATATTGTGATCCCATTGCCGGGATTTCTCGTTAAACTTGGAATACCAGAATTTGGCGGGCATGGCAAGCGTCATAAGGTTACGGAAATCTTCGTTCTTGCTTCTTAATTCCATGAAGTCCCGGAAGTCCTTACGCGGTTTGCCCCGCTGGTCCCGGTAAGTGGTAAGCCAGGCCGGTAGCCAGATCGTATGGATATCGATAAAGCGTAATGCAAGTTCCGTACCCTTCACCCTGCCCGTCGTGTCGATATCGGGTATGTTATACAGGACCTCAACGTATTTCATGATCTCTTTATAGTCCTGTTCGGAAAGTTTATACGTCTCCGAATTAAACCAGATCGGGGAAAAGCCCAGCGATTTAACACACAGGGCGTCGCGCTCTCCGGAACATATAAACGCCTCCTGCAGCTTCTGCTCCTTATAGGGCTTTTCCGCATTGGCCGGATTCTTTTTAAAAGCGGCTTCCTCCCTGGAATTAAATTCCCGGTATAAGGCTTTCAGTTCGGAAAGGCCGTTTATATAGTCTTTCGGCTTGACACCTTCCGGGGTGTAGGAAAAACGCCACTGCTTGTCCGGATTCAGGGGCTCGTATATTTTATAGAACTTCACTTCGGGCGTGTCACCCTCGGCCGGTTTTACCAGACATTCGCGCATAAAGATAGGGTATGTCGCAGTCGCGTATTTATAAGTTACCTCGCGATTTTTTACATACCCTATGTATTTGGCCGAATACCAGTGCAGGGCCTCGGCGTTCTCCTGGGTGACACGGGGGCCGAGTATGCGTAACTGCTCCGGGGTGAGATGATCGGCAAGCTCGAAAATTTTAGTACCGTCTTTCTGATCCTGGGAGGCCGGAACCTTACGGATATCCGGCTTGTTTACGTTACGGTTGAGTTCATCGGTTACGTTGTACATGGATGCAAGTTTAAGGATAGCCTCGTTAAACCGGAGGCCTTCCTCATACATGCAGATATCGACAGGGCTTTGAGCCGTTCCGGTATCGCCGAAATCCGTTACCTTATAAACCTGCTGGGAACCTTCCTTTCCGAATAACTTGATACAGGCCGACGCGTCGTCCTCTGACGGCCGGCGTTTGAAATGGCGGTTGGTTCCGACACAATCCCGGGCTTGCGGATAATAATGTAGAATTATATCCAGCCCGTTGTTGGTTACTTTGTAGATGTCTTCTGCCTTTATCATCGTTATAAAGTTACATGGTTACTTATTCTTCGTTGTCTTCTTTCCGTCCCGGGCACATCTCCGTCCAAGGTTGATACAGGAAAACGAATAATAACAGCCAAAGAAAAGCGGTTTTACCCGTATAATAAATGACAAAGGCAATCAGCCCCATAAAGGCAACCACGATGATAGCGTGGGCGATGTATTTTAAATTTTTATCTTTCATTGTTCAAACATGTTATACTGAATTGAAAAACCGAATTTGCTTAATCTCCTTTCCTGGAGAAGGGAACGTTTGTCATGTGAAGGCATAATGGCCACCAGGTTCTTTGTATCGAACTGGTAACCTTTCTTCCGCATCTGATAACGTAGGTTTCTTCCGCATCTGATAACGTAGGTTTCTTAGGCGTCTGTCTTCTTTCATGGCATTTCGTTAAGATCGTCTTAGTTTACAGAAGACATGGCACACTATCGCAAAGGATAGCGCTTAAATCCTCCTGTATAGTTTCCTGCTGCTCTCTGTTCAAGTGTACCAGGAAATAACCTTTTCCGCCGGAAAGATTCTTAATCTCCGCCAGATTATATTTCCGGTCCACCGCATCCACGAACGCAGGGGATTCCATGGGGCGGAAGCTACTGAATATTTTATAGGTTCCACTACTGCCTTCTATTCGTAGCGTGGTTAATTCATCGGGGGTGGTAATTGTTGATTTCATTTCTGATTTATTTTTAATTATTCGACTTGTTCCTCACCTTCACGTATTAGGGTAAAAGGTAGTTTGGTACCACAATTCACACAATAAGCTGTTTTACTCTTGTTTAAGGAAACTCCGTCGGAATATTCCCCACCGGAATATGTACCGTCAGAATTATGCACACTCGTGTAACTCATTCTAAACAGATCACTATACTGATAACCGTAAAAACCATTGCAATAAGGGCAAGGAAGCGGTTGTGCTTCAGTTACTTTTATGGAGATTTTTTTGCTCATTTCTGTTCTTGATTTGAATTATTTTTCACCACTTATTTTTAATTTTACCAATTCACCAATAGGATAGGTCGTATGTTTCGGTCTGTTTATTTTCACTTTATGAGAAGAAAGAAACAACGGAACAGATTCTATTCGATAGAAAGTGTAGTAAGCTTCTTTAGGAGCCGTTTTTACATATTTCTTTAAATATTCTTCTGCTTTATTTCTCGTATCAAATGCGGCAAGGATAGAAAACCAAACGCCGTCTTCTTCGTATTTTCCAGATTCCCTTTTAGTTACTATGTAAATTTTGCTCATTGTTGTTTATAGCTGTGCCGGAGGATAGCATCGAACTACCAATAACACCCGCTTTCGCCCTTCGGGGTTATCTCCACACTCCGGCGGTTATTATATGGAGCGGCAAAAGCCGCCCCGGTTATTTATTCACTTTTCTTTTCCGGAAGAAAAACAAAGTCCGCCCAAATATCAAGGAATTGTCGACCGCAATACGCTGCCAGTTCTGACGTTTTGAAGGCAAGCCGAACGCCGATGTCCGCACTCGTGAACGACGAACCGTAATTCGCGCTCGCACACGAAACACCGCCTAACGCGCTCGCGCTGCTGCTCGACCGAAACACCACACGAGACTTTTCTTCCTCGTCCAACTTATTGTATTCTTCCCCTGTATAAAGAATAAACCAAGGATAATAACGGTATTCATCCTCTATAAATTGAGGTTCCCAGCCTTCATTTAAAGCCTTGACAATGATACGGAGTTTCAGGAAAGCCAGAACGTCAGGTTCAAGACCGAGGGATATTTTATCCCGGCTCCATGCTTCCGCATCAATGCCAATTTCACGGCAGGCGTCCTCAAACGTCTTAATACGTTCTTTTACGTCTTTCTCCGGTTCATCAATAAGAGTTAAGATGCCATTTCTCCAGACGGCCGTTTTACCTTCCGGAATTTCGATTTCTAATTTCTTTGATTTCATTTTTCTTTTATTTATTGGTTTTCACTATGGAAGATTTTTACGCCTGTTACTTCCTCGATCTTATCCTTGGCAAGTTCGGGAATACGACAACGACTACCCCGCCAATTACGAAAGGTATGTAATGGCACTTTACATGCTTCTGCCAATTTAAGGGACATTTCAGAAGATTCTTTTACCGGCAAATTCAAAAGGTACATTCTTAGTTTCTCGCCGTCATCATTCCTTTTTAATTTTTTTTTCGTCATACCTTTGTGATAAATATACTCATTATTATTAACTTTACATAGCAAAGGTATAATTATTTTCACCACAAGTGAATAAGAATTACGTTAATAAAAGTTATAACAAAGATATAATATGGCTAATTTCTTGTTAATAAGAGAATTATGTGAGTTAAAGAAAATCACTATACGAGAACTTGCATCACGTATAGGAAAAGAAGATAGTAGCATACAGGCTATTGTCAGGAATGGAACAACGAATACAAAAACCATTGAGGCAATAGCAAAGGTTCTGGAAGTTCCTGTAGGTGTATTCTTTGATAATATTCCCATACCTGGAATAAAATCAAATGAACTTGATAAGGATGCAAAAATAGCTGATTTAGAAAGGATAATTGAGGAGAAGGAACGTCTAATACAAGTCTTATTAAGTAAGAAATAACCTGTAATAGATAAGAAATGTAGGCATATTGTAGGCTATACAATTATACAAGCAATTAATAATCAAGCGATTAATAAACGTTACTTGAATCACAAGGTAAAACCGCAAACGTTTAGTTATCAAACGATTGCGGTTTTCTTATTTCTAATTTGCACAACATTTGCACAACTTGTATTGCCCATGTCTGTTAGGGATTCTTAATAGTACATTTATACTATCTGGTTTCTGTAGGATGGTATTCCTGTTGATGAAAGCCATAGGTCAAAAATGACCATTGGTAAAAATCAATTGTTTTGCTCGTTTTTCCAGTTCCACGCACGCACGTTTTTAATGGTTCAGATTCTTTAGTTCTCTTTGCGCACGTGCGTGTATGGACTGTGTAAAATGTAACATTCTCGACCATTTGCGCACATGCGTGTACATGCGCATGTGAACACATCAGATAATTCACTTAATTACGCCTACACGCACGCACATGTAACACTTGAGATAACTGATTTAATTGCTTTAATGCAGAAGAAGCGTAGAGAATTACTTTCTGTGTACCTCTATGACTTTTCCTAAATGATACACTATCGTCCAGAACGCATACAGATTGCAGCGTATTAAATGAGGTTCAAAGGAATATCCAGTAACTTCGACTATTGCAGTATCACGTTCTTTTGCGTAGCCGACCGCCAATGCCAGGTACTTGTACTTCTTCGGCATAAACGGGAAGTTTCCATTATTGTAGTCGTCAATGAAATATTCTTTGCCCGGTTCTGTAACTTCGGGATTGAGCACATATTTGCCGTTTTTATCCTTCAGCAAATACCGGTTGGCGGTAATGCCTTCTTTGACTTCTCTGTATTCAGCTTTCTTCGTACCGGCAACGATCTCATCAAAATAAACCTGTTTGATAGGCAGGTAAAGAGTTTCTTCATTCTTCATAATCGTATTAGTTCGTAAATATATGAATTTAGCCCGGCATAATGTACGCCGGGCACTAATTATTCACCTAATGATTCTATGAACGTAGAAAGGATTGATAGAGTAAGAAGCATATCAAAGGCTACATTGTCGTTAATAATATCCTCTGATTGGTCATTCACTATTTGGCACATGATTCTGTTAATGTCGGCAAGCATTGCCCGTCTATCTTCTTTATTACGCCATCTGCCTATCCACGATTCAGCGGTATCGCTGACTTTGATTTCTTTACTCATAAAACAAATTCAATTTACGGCAGGCAGTGTAAGCCATTGCCAGCCCGGTTATATTACTCAAACAATATTCGCTATTAGTTGCCAGTAGTAGGATAACACCTACTACCAGCAGGAAGATATAGAGTTTCATTTCTCTTTAGATAAAGCATTTAGTAACTCGTTGTAATTTGATAGTGTATCAATGGCATCAGCTAACATCTTTTGCTCTCTTTCCGAAGCATGCATTTGGTACATGAACATGATAATAGACATTGCGTCACATATTGAGGCTTTGTAGGTGTTTACCCCACCGTTACTGTTATCTCTCAATTCTTTAATAAGTTCTTGCGCTCTCTCATTCAGAAACATGGCTTTCAGGGTTTAGGTTAGTACTTCTTTTTTCTTCTTCATCAAATGCTTGGTTGATAATGTCACGTCCGACTACATCGCCTAAATTGGTTATCATTTCGCAAACCTTATCGCTCATCTCCCCTAATACGTTTCCGGGAAATACATCGTTCTTATATCCTTTGCTTTGGATGTAGTTATTTACTTGTGAATATAAATCGGTAGCGGTTCTTATCATATCCGCAATCTGTTCGTTAATCTCTAATGGAAAATACATAGTTTATATCTTTGTGGTGGGGTTTCTAAAACAGTAACCCCACCGGGTTAATTATCCTACTTTGATTAAATTCGCTACTTTAAAGCTTCTGAAAGCTGCTTTCTCATTATCGTAATAAGTTATAAGGCTCTCATTCTTTTTGCGTTCTGTGCCCTTTGTTTCGGGTATTAAGCCCTCTTTCAGCGTACCCCATGCAGTACGGATTTCACCGTTAAGCTTTTGATAGAAAAACTTAACTACACCTTTCTTCAAAGCTGTTTTCAGTTTCAGAACCTGCCAAGCTTGTTTCATTGCATCAGCCATTGAAAAGCCGTACACCTTAACCAGCATCCAAGCCTGCTTCATTAACTCTCTCATTTGATTTTTGAAATTCGTTGCCATAATCGTATATTTTATTAGTATTTATACCCGAAATAATTTTCCCAAAAGTCGATTTCAGCCTCAAAAGAAGCGATGCACTCTGATTTGCTTTCTTCGTACATGGCGAATACTTCTGTTTCACTCATTGATAATACCTGTTGGTATTCTCTGCACATCTGGTTTAAATCTTCTTTTGTCATAACTGTAATGCTTTATATTTCTTTTCTGAGGCAAATGTAGTATAAAACGGTACAATTAACCAAATAAAAAGAAATATTTAACACTACTTTAACTAATAAATGTACCGTAATAGCATTACGTTTGATAATATTGTTTATATTTGCATCGTAAACTAAAACATTACGATATGGATTTAAGAATTAAAGAAGTTATCAAAGAAAAAGGCAAGACTATAACAGAGCTTGCTGATATTATGGGAATCAATCGGGTGAACTTGTCTAATATGGTTAATGGCAACCCAACTGTTGAAACATTAAACAAGATTGCCGATGCGCTCTGCGTTCCGGTAACTGAACTTTTCGAGCGACCAAAGAGCGATACCGTTTCCCTTACCTGCCCTCATTGTGGTAAGTCAATAACATTAAAAGCTGAGTGAGTATGAATACAAACGAAATAGATAAACTGAGCCTTGTAAAAGCTCATGCCTTGTTTGAGACGGGAGATATAGACAGTATCGAAGTAGGAACAATAAAGGGACTATGTGATATACACCGATATCTGTTTGACGGACTGTATATCTTTGCCGGAAAGATACGTACTTTGAATATAGCAAAAGGCAACTTTCGATTTGCTAATTGTATGTATCTTGATGTTATGCTGCCAGTAATAGAAAAGATGCCGGAAACGACATTTGAGGAAATCATAGCTAAATATGTGGAAATGAATATTGCCCACCCGTTTATGGAAGGCAACGGCCGTACTATGCGTATTTGGCTTGATATGATGCTTAAAAAAAGTCTTGGCATGGTTGTTGATTGGCAGAATATAGATAAACACTTTTATCTGCAAGCAATGGAAAGAAGTCCTATCAATGATTTGGAACTACGAACGTTGTTACATAAAGGCTTGACCGATAAAATAGATGATAGAGAAGTGATATTTAAAGGCATCACGCAATCTTACTATTATGAGGGTTATGAACCTGAGTAATTGATGATTGCTTTGTTTGCATTGTAAAAAGAATATCAATATGAAATGAATATGGAAGAAAGAATTAGTACATTTCATGAATATCATGAGATAGTATCAGCTTATGCTCCATTGGGGCAAGGCACACGGTATTTTTTTAGAGGTGTGTCTGATGCAGATTTTAAACTTATACCTTCATTAGGAAGATTGGATATTTGTGATAACTATTATTATTCTGAAAAGAATATTTTTCAGATGTTTAAATGTCAAGCTGTACAGTTTATAGATAAAGTTCCTTCAAATGACTGGGAGTGGCTGGCATTGGCTCAACATTCAGGACTACCAACACGCCTTATGGATTGGACAACCAACCCTTTGATAGCTCTTTATTTTGCATCTCAGTTTCTTCCAACGGAAAGTGATGACTTCGCTGTGTATATTCTTACCAAAAAGACTGGAGTAATTTTCCCGGATCCACTGATAAGCCCATTTGATTATGAGGGAAACAATATACTTGCGATTCCTCATGTATCTCCAAAAATGAAAAATCAATTTGGCTATTTTTCCATACAAGAAAAGATCAATGTACCGTTTGACACATTACCGAATACAGGAAGGATCCGTAAATTAACATTTAGTTCTAACTTGAAAGAAGAGATGCAAAGTACTCTTTTGGGATATGGCATAAATGAGGCAACTGTATATCCAACGATTGAAGGTTTAGCAGGATATTTGTGTCAGTTGTTAAAGCTAAGAAAATAGCATACTTGTTTTTTAAATTATTGAATGAAGTAAAAGCGTGAATAATATTATAAACTCAAAAGATATGGGAATAGCAAAAGAACAATTATACGATAATCAACAAGAGGCATTCTATGAAACTTTAGCTGAACATTTAGGAATAACATGCGATGAAGTTGAAGAAATAGAACCTCAAATTAATGAAAATACAGGCAGTGACGGAGCTGTCTATGGTTACTACTTAAGCTTTAAAGAGGATGCTCCGAGAGAAATTTTAGATAAAATCGAAGGATTAGATTCTAACGATTGTTTTTGGTTGGATATTTCCGACCTATACGATGAAGATTATGACGAAGAACAATATGAATATATTGTTAAGAAAAAAAGTCCTTATAATGATTGTATTACATCAATAGAAGAAGCGATACAATTATTGGGTCTTTCACTGAAAAAAGAGAAGAAATCAAAATATATTCTATACAGGCAGATATACGCTTCTTTGATTTCCATTCTGGAAGCCTACTTGTTTGAGAGATTATTGTTATCTATCGACAAGGATGAAAATCTATTAGCTAATTTTTTCTTATTCCATAATGGGGCGCATAATTTTGATGAACACGATGTTAAAAAGGTAAGAAAACATCTTATGGAGAATATCATATATCATAATCTCAATACCGTTTCTCAAATCTATAACGCAACATTTAAAATTAGATTTCCTTCCTGCGAAAAAATCAAGAAAGCAATTAAATTGAGACATGATATCGTACATCGTAATGGAAAAAAAACTAATGGTGATTTTTTGATTGTAAGCAGAAAAGATATAGAACATCTTTCAGATAATATAAAAGAACTTGTATCCAATCTTGAATACAATATCTGCAATCCCTCTCTACCTTTTGAAGAATGAAAAGTTCCCCTACCTCGCCGATCACGGAGTAGGGGCATTTCTCATCATCCCGAAGCAAGACCTTTAGATTTGTCACCGGAGATATTACGTGCATACCGGTTAGCACTTCCACGAGGCATCATTCTACCTTTTTCCATGCCTTTCAGCATTTGACCGAATGAATTGTTTCTCGCTTCTTCAAAGGTCGGTCTTTTGACCTGTGCCCTTTGGGTTGTTTGATTTCTTTTTCTGACTCAGCTAAGTTTTTAAAATTACACATCAAAGATACTCATTATTTCAGAAGGTCGGATATTCCCATCTCCTGAAAATCAGGTATAATAATCTCAATATTAGAAATTTCTTCTGCTGCTTGCTCTTTCATTCGTTTATAGGCTTTCTCTGTCTGGACATCCGGTTTTTTCTTACCTTGTGCTTTAGCGAGTGCCCAAAGAGCCTTATTCTTTGCTGATTTCTCCGCACGGCTACGTTTCCACCGCTTGGAACGGTAAGCCTCATAGAGCATCACCCGGAGCAGTTCTGTATTCTCTTCCGTCAAAGTGATGGAAGAACCGTTCATCTCAATAACAACATTGTCAGGTTGTTCCTGAGTAATCCGGATTCCGTTTTGTATTACTTTTGTTGGTCTCATATGTTTTCATATTGCCGGGTAGATCATCCGAAGCAGACCTACCCGGACTGTTATCATTCGTACTTCTTTTGCATATACTTCTGGACTTTCTTCTGTGCATGTTTGCCATCACGAATGCACCATGCAGAGATACCAAACTGTGAATCTCTGGGATAGTATTCATAAGTCTGCCCATTTTCATCTTTGTATAAATTAGACCGGAACACTTCAAAATACACAATACCTTCCGGTGTGGTTCTTCGGTAACAATACATCCGGTTACTTTCATTTTTGACTACCAGTTCAAAGGTGTCACCGTACTTTTTAAATTTGTCCTTTAATGGTGGGTACTTAATTGTTTGTAATCTATCTATATTCTTTTCTTGTTTTTGTATTAGCCACTTTCTCCGCAAAGACGAACATCTTATCACCTCACAAGAAAAAGTGGCTTAAATCTATTCTTTCCACACTTCACATATAAAACCTAACTCTCTTAACTCATTCATTCGGTATTCTTGTAATGGTCGAGGTTTTTCACCCGGTCGCTTCACTTCTACAAAAAAGGCTTTACCATCCTTCAGTACCAATAAATCGGGAATCCCGTTTTTATTCGTGAGAATCAGCTTCACTACGTAATAGCCTTGCGCCTCCAGCCGCTTTATGATACGAGCCTGTATTTTACTTTCCAGTTCTGCCATGGCTATCTCGCTTTCTTATTGAACCATGAAAGGGTAAAGTCCTGCTTTCCGTGTACCGCATCCAATATCTTGCTTTCAATACCACAATCAGAGCAGAGGAAATAAACATCTACAGGTGCAGTACGTTCTTTCGATACAAGCCTATTTCGTCCCTGTTCGTATGACAGGAAACTGAACTCCAGATTGAAGAATATCAAAGCATCAGCCGTATCAAGTCGAACTCCTTCACGTGCCCGGCGAACCTGTGAGATAAAAACCTTATCCGTTGATAATTGAAACACTTCCGGGCTATCCGTCCAGTTCTGGAAAACAGACTGCAATAACTCCGCTTCCGATTGGTACACATAGAATAGTGCAACCTTCTTCCCTGCGAACTGCTTACGGACAAATTCAGCCTTACTTTTGTCAAATGTCAAATGAAGCCCATTTTCAGCAATTACCGTACCGGATGATAACTGATGCAGCTTGGTGAGTAATTTAGCCGGAGTGCCGCCCAAAATGGCATTACCATCTATTTCTACCATCAGGTTATCACGCATGGATTTTATGTATCGCCCGGTCCGGTCATTCATTGGTACTGATAGTATATGCTCGTTTATGTTCACCTCAAATCCAGCTTGTTCCTGTGAGTAACTGATGAACAAGTCTTTTGTGTCCCTGTCTATCTTCGCTTTGTCCGCATGGCTGTAGTCGTTGATGAAATAACCGTTCACCTTCTTCTGCTTTACGTTTACATAGACCTTTGCCCACTTGTAGAAAGTCTTGTATTCCTTCCACGGAGAGGATGAACATACCCAGAATTGGTGATATAATTGGCTGTAACTTTCCGGTGATGGTGTGCCGGACAAATACAGGACGGGCAACCCTTCGCAAATGGTCTTTATCTCCTGCGTGCGCTTGCTTGGCTTGGGATATGCGCCCAGTGAGTGGGCTTCGTCAATAATCACAAGGTCATACTTTCCTTTTGCCTTGTGCGCACTCTCGTAATTGATAACGTCCAGTTGGAAGTTTACAGGTTTCAACGCCTCATAATCCGCTCTGATGGATGGGATAGCTTTCAGCTTGGTAATGAACAGTACACTTTGTGCATCGAAGTTGTCGGCAGCAGATAGTGCGGTAATGGTTTTTCCGGTCCTGCATTCCATAGACAGGTAACAGCAGCCGAATGCCACCAGTTTATAGGCGGCTTGTATGGCTATATTGTTTTGGTATTTTCTTAATTGAATCATACGTTTACATGGATTTGGTTAATAACTCCTATCTCGGTAGCATAAGCAAGAACTTCGCCAACGGCCATTCCTCTTTTTGCGTGGCGTTCTCTGAGAAGTACATCGGCGACATCCCAGTTGTGCGGCAAACCTTCACACGCCCGACTGACTGTCGCATCTATACCGCCATCTCGTAGTATTGTCGCTTTTTCTTCCCATTTTGCGAACATTCCGGCATCGGGGTATAAAACTACCCTTTTTCCGGCCAACGGCTGAAAAATGACTGATTCCGTCCATTTGCAACCATTGCAGCCTCCTGTTGCTATCCAGGTGATTTCCGGCATCAAAATAGAACAGATAAGGGCTGATTTTTCACTTTCGACAATTCCCACACGAGAAGCTTCTTTAACCAAGTGGCAACCAAAGAAAGTTTGCTGCAGGTTGGCTTCATAGTTTCTAAGTAATGTTTTGCCGGCAAACCAAATCTTATCCATTGGCCGGGTATCGGAAATGTACTTTTGAGCCTTGTCGCTCCATAACTCCGCCTGGTCCTGTTTCTTCATTCGTTTTCCGGTGACGGGATTATACGCCATTACTTTCAATTGGCACAGTCGACCTTTATCGTCAATCTGAGGAAAGGTGGTTGCTAACCCGTCGTTATTCTTCCAGTGTCGGGATGTTCCTACACGATAGGCATCAAAGACACGGTTTGCCTCATCATTTCCAAACTCTTTAGCCATGAATTGGAATAGATTGTTTTTAGCCCGGTGTGTATCTGCTACTAATAGTGTTGAGGGCAAATAAGATACAGGGATCACTTTAACCAGCTCCGGCTGTTTCCATGTCGAAAAGCTGGCTCGATCATTCGACGGGTGTTCTTTGAAATACTCCGAAGGTGTCAGGTGGTATCCGCAACGTTCCCGGTTACAACGTCCGCACGATTCGTCAATAGGAACATTTCTTTCATCAACATAAAGGGTGAACTCTTTCTTGTGTTCACACTGAGGGCACGTGTGCCGGGTACTCATGCCGGCATATTTTTGGAGGTGATATTTAGCTTCATTCATATATCAAAAAGTAGGTGTATTTCACCTGTTTTTTGTCATGTGTAAAATACACTATAAAACAGGTGTATATTTGGTGTAAATTCAGTGTATATACGGTGTATTTGGTGTAAGTGTATAGGGCTATATATATAGATAGCCCTGTACACCTGCGTACATTCCACCACCTAAAAAGGTAAATCAGAGGGCTTGTCATCAATGGTTGGAAGGTGGTACATGCCTACCTCATTTTTGATAATTAACTTCTTCTCAGTTGCAGCAGATACCTTTTTCTTTGCAGCATCAATTTTGATATTTGCTGTTTCCATAATCTTAGTACACAAGTCCGAGTAAGAAATCGTATTCGGTAGCTTTGGCATTGAATCGGTGATAATCTGTTTCAGTTTGTCTACTTTCGACTGCTTGCCGGCATAGTTGCTTGCCACGGGTAGACCTTCTACGATGGTGAAAGCAAATTCATCAGGACGCATATCTCTTGTCTTAGCCCATTTGCATACAGTTATATCTCCATCTGCTTCTGCAAAGATTGCCGTCTCACACTTTCTCAATGCTTCTGCCCCCAAATGTCCACGGGCTTTCTCGCTTCCTATATTGGCGTGAATGACTGTCAGAATGTGGCAATCATATTCCTTAGTAAAAGCCATCAAATCGTTTATTATAGCCGTGGATTGCTCGGAGCTATTCGGGTCTGCTATGAGGTCGCTCACTCCATCAAGAACTATAAAATCCGGATGGTATAGATTAATGCACGCATCAAAAATCTTATGCCGCATAGGTGGCTGAAATTCTCTTAACATGTGGATGAGAATATTCTCCGAGTTGATATTGATTGGAAATCCAGCGATGCGATGAAGCCTCCTACCAATCTTCGCAACATGTCCCGGTGCTTGTTCTGTATCAATCCAAAGTAATTTGCCGGTCCCGTTAGGATTGTCCAGTCCCATACATCCATCTTCATTCAAGAATGCGCCGGCGATACCAGAACATAGAAAGCTCTTTCTTGAACCAGGTTGCCCGATGACAAACGAGAAGTTGCCCCGTGTACATACTGGTAAATCTCCCTTTGATACCAACATCTGAGGGTCGGGGATATTGAGTGACAAATCAAGCCGACTGCTTTTAATGGCGTTCATTATGTCGGGGGAAATATCCAGTTCCGGCTTTTGGTCAAACTCAGAAAGAATCTTTTTCGTTTCTTCACTCATTAGAGCCTCCTTTCTTAGCCAGCCAATAGAGTTTACAGCCATTAGATAACCGGATATCCTCAATCTTCCAACCTTCTTTATGACGAAGAACGGATATGAATTTTCGGACATCATTCGTCCCAGCCAAAGAATTTATGTCTTTAGCGGTAAACTTGCCACCGGATAAGAAAAGTTTGCGTACTGATTGGATAAGTCGTGCGGAATCAGTACTTTTGTCTGTATAATCGTGCCCAAGATATTTGGAGTTGTTCTGTTGATTTTTCATAGGGCAACTCCTTTCTTATTTGTTAAGGATAATATCAATATCCGACTGTTTGTATAGTCTTTTACCTCCGACCTCTACCGGAATCAGATATCCGGTTTTACTCCATCTCCATAAGGTCGAACGATCCACATGCAACTGCTTGCTCGCTTCATCTGGAGTTACATACGTTTCGTTCTTCTTGGCAAGAATAGTGCTTTCTAATTCTTCTTTGGTGGAACGGATTAGATGGTTCGCAAATTGTAACAGGTCATTTGTACCAATCGTTATTGATACGTTTGCGCCACTTTGGATAATTTCTTGTAAACTCATAACTTTTGCTTTTATGATCCGCCTTTCTCCAATAGGTAGCTACTGCTATTGGTTGTTTGACGAAAGCAAAGTTAAAGCGCGTTTAAACAGGATGCAATTATCTGCATTAGTACGTATTAGCATTCTAAATCATACTAATTTTAAAGCAAAAAAAAGAGGTAAATACCAAATCTACCTCTTGCGTGAATGCTTCTTTATCCTTTTATTGTTAGCTCTTTCATTATCGTATCGACTTTTAAAAGAGCATCTATAACCTCTGGTATTTCTTTTTTTGTCTTATCTCTCATTGCATTAGTCCAGTGTGTGACGCCACTGTATGAACCTGTAATTCCAAATTCATTTTTGAAAATATTATATAGGGTCTTTACATTTGCAGTCGTATATGTGAGTTTTGTTAATGCTTCTATAACAATAGCAATACTTTCACCTTTTTTCCCTCGTAACAGCGGTACTAACTTTCTCTTAATTGCCCCCTTGTCGCAATTTACTAAACAATCATCTATTGTAGTCGCTACAATTACTGCATCATCCTTAAAAACGTCATTCAAAAAGGATTGTTTTTCTTTTTCCTCGCTTAGTCTTTTGTAAATGTTAGTCTGTATGTCCTGTATCTTATCACACCATTCGGCGGCATCTTTGTTTTTCTCTCTATATTGTTCCTTCATTGGTGGAAATACATAGTCGTAAAGCATACTTATATCGAACAATTCAGGCTCTCCTATATTTTCGTCCGATATATAATATTTCCAATATGGCAGATTCTTATCATGTATATCAATATTCTTTCTCTGTTCTTCGATGAAATCCCAAATCTCATCTTCTGTCGGATCGTAGTCTAATTGATATTCCATGAATGAAGCAATACTATTGAGAATATAATCGCACTTGCCATAAAGGAAAGAAAGAGCTTTTATCTTATCCTCAATAGGTAGGGTGTCGCAAACCTCAATGTAACTTTGAAGTTTTTTGGTTATACTTTCCACTCCTTCATATCCAAAAGGTAGTTTGTTTGATTCAATCCAACATTCAACTAAATCTTCTATTTGTCCCATATTATTCTATTATATTTACAAGTTCTTTTTTAATATCATCATCTATCTCTCTACGGTCAGTTCTGAATTGACTTTATATTCTTCACATCCAAATGCTGCACACATAAGTATAAAACGTTCTTTTATTCCCATATTGGTATATCTATCCACTGCTCCGCTGTTTTTTGCATGAAGCCCAGCAGCATACTTGTCTATCTGAACCTTGTTCATCAAATCAACATGAGTTTTGCGAGCGAGTTTGCTGCTTGCGACTTCATAGATAGATTTATATTCGTTAGTTCCCAATGCCGTACTGAACATTGCTACTTTCCGGCTTATCTCACAGTATTCAAGTAGTTTTTTTATCTGATAATTGTACCCAGTCTCACCATTGCCATCAGGGTAATAGGGTAACAAAGCACTGTTTGACAGTTCACCTTTATATTTCATAATAATATCATAAGCAATGCGAATAATAGGAGTTTTTATCTCAGTACGTATAAGTCCATCCTTGTGTGTTTTTTGAGGTAAGTAATGAATGTAAGGTATTCCTTCTTCAATGCCAATATTATCAAAAGTAAACCGTCTAAAGTCTCCAACACGACATCCGAAACAGCATTGCACTATAAATAAGTCTTTTACTCGTTGCAATGATTCCGGACAATCTTTAGTCAAGACTGCATTAAATTCTGCTTTAGTCAGGAAAATCGGTTCATCGTATTGCTGCTTCATTATGGCCTCTTTCTCCTTTCCAATTTTGCGAAATGGAGACACAGGGATAATATCATTACTCTCAAGCTCTACCATGAATGCTTGAAGTAATAGGAGTTTTTCAGCTATTGTATTTTGACTTCTCTCTTTTGATGGTCTATTTCTGCTGTTCATGTCCACATATAACCCCGGATATTTATCCACTAATTTATATTCAGTGCGCAGGAACTCACGAAATTTAAGAATAGTATCTTTATTAAAATCTTCCACTGAACAACCATCAATGCCATTAATGATAAAGAATCGTGTTAGTTCCCGGATAATTACATCATAGTGCTTCTTTCTGCCAGCACCTATAACGCCAGTATCTAACCAACCATTAACATAACGCTGGAACATTTCGCATAGTGATTCTTTTTCGTGCGTGATATTATACTTTTCTGGATGGAGATGTTTATCAATTAGTTCCTCTAACTTCTCACTTGTTAATTCTTTATTTCCCCCATATAGTGACAGGACAAGATTCTTTCTTTCATTGATGGAAGCATTGAATTGAGTTCTTTCCTCTAATTTAATGACACTTTTTGCTTTGTATTGTTCGTTCTTTGCGTCCCAAATATTTGGTAATACCATTATTTCGGATTTATGGAACAATTGTACATTGCGCCCATCGGACAAACGGAATCTTACGTTTACTTCTTTGTCTTTTTTTCCAGTTCTAATAAAGGCTTTTACAGTGGTCATATATTTGCAATTATCGGTTGTGCAAATATACTAATATTGCACAACTAAATAAAATGATATGCAACACTAATTTATTATTTCATGCTGATTATCAGTTGTATTAGTTAGAATATTATTTTTTCATATTTCAAAAATCGAATCGCAGCGGAATCACTTTTACAAAACGCTGATTACCAATAAGATAATCGGCGTTTTTCTCTTCTAAAGCAGCTGCTCTGGGCTCAGTTTGAAAACTTGGGGGAATTAGTTAAAAACACTATCTTTGTGGCATGAAACAGAACCTTCAACCCCCCTGCCACTCCACTGGAGATGTTGAGCTTGTTCTTTCCTGCAGGCCTGCTTGACTATTTTGACCTGGTTAACCATGTCTCTCAAGAGACTTGCTTCATTTTTTTTCTTGAGGAAAAGCCTTCCATTCCTCAAGAGCATTCCCATTTACATCTACATTCCAAAGGTTTCTTCCCGGAAATAGAAGTGCAAGACTTTCCTGTTCGCGGCAAGGCTGTATATCTACGCATCAAGCGGCGTCGTTGGGAAGACCCGGAAACAGGACAAACTTATAGTCGTGATTGGAACTTAGTAGCCTCCGGTACTCGCATAACAGCTGAGTTCGGAGCTTTTTTAAAAGCGTTACTTAGACAATCATGCGGTTAGTTGCCAAAGTGTAGCAGAACATTACTGTATGGATGGCAAGCAACTCCGGACTCAATACAAAGAACATTTAAGTGATTTCAATAATTGGAATCAGAAGGAACATGCTGAAGACTTTATTCTTTATCCTAAAAATATAGGTTATCATTTATGTATTGATGAAACGGCTTTAAGCAAAGGCGAACTATATACAATCCTTACCAATCGGGATAAGCATGGTCGAAAATGCACCATTGTAGCTATTGTAAAGGGAACTAAAGCAGAGGATGTTATCAATGTGCTTCTCAAAATAGATGCCGATAAGCGCAACCAAGTAAAGGAAAT